ATGGTTCTTACCCTATTAGAAATGTTGCAGATCTTAAGAATGCAATTCAAGCCTATGGAAGAGCAAAAGAAGGTAAGCGTGCATTGGTTAAAAAGCACATTATGCGTCGTGCTCGCGGTTTAGAAAGAGCAGACTTAATTCCAGATAAATGGAAAGAGGCAGCACTTATAGATTATTTAGGTGAATCTGAAGAATTTTTTGAAAATTCTAAAGCAGTTTTTCAAAAGTCCCCAATTGAAGATGCTATTGACATTAAGGGTTTGACAGATGAAGAGATTGATCAACTAAAAAAAGAAGTTAAGGCCGAGAAACAAGTAGACGAGGCAACTCGAGCCAAATACACCCCTGATACACAGCCTCGTGACTCTGCAGGAAAATTCCGTCAAATATTAGCCCGAATAAAGTTTGATGCTGGAGTTTCTGGTCTTGATAGAGTTTTGGAAAAAGTAGAAGAAACAGAGAATTTTGATAGCGCTGGAAACTATGCTGGTGCAGCAAAAGCTGCTGGAGACTTAATTAGCATTATAGATAGATTAGATTCAAAAGCCTTAAATCCAGAATCACTAGAAAATGTAAGAAACAGTGCTGGAGAACTTGGAAAGGTTATCGCTAACCTCCCATTTGCCTTCGGTGAAGACGCTCAGAAGATTAGATTTAGCGATGTCCCACCAGCGCTAAGGGATCTTATTGAAGACATGATTACTCGTGTAGAGGCAAAAATTGGTCCAGAAGATGCCGATATTGCCACAGCAGATTTAAAGAAATTTATGTCTGGTTCAGAACTTTATAATCAGAGCGAAATTTCCTCTGAAATGAGTAAATTACTGAGGCTTTTAACTTAATTTATAAAGAGCCTAAATAGGTGTTTATTCGTACAGAACGAGCAAATTGACCTTTTAAAAGTAATGTAATATTTAGTAATAGGTGGAGTGCCTCCGCGCATACTTGCGTTTCGGAGTCCCTCGGCCCCGACTGATTAAGCGGATATTTAGGAAGTTCCTTTATATCACTAACTGCCCGAGGAGGGACAGTGGATCAACTCAAAGAAAAGCTAGATGTTCTTGCTGATCTTGACGACTCACAGGTTGCCGAGTTTCAAAAAGAAATCATTAGCCAGTTCGAGTCAGTTGAGAAAGAAGATCCTACTCCCCAAACAGTTGACGCGATGACGTCGCTTGCCGACATGCTTGACTCTGTTCGTTCAGAGGTTAAGCGCCGCGAGGCACAAGCAATTGAGCTTTCACAAAAAGCTGCAGAAGCTGCTTCTCGTGTTTACGGTCAAGATGGCGACACAGAAGAAGAAATGGATTCAACAGAAGCAATGCCTTCTGAAGACACTCCAATGAAAAAACCTTCTGAAGAAACAGAAGAAATTATGGACACAGCTGAAGAAGCAAAGCCAAAACCTGATACCGAAGCAGCAATGCATGAGGATAAGAAGGAAGAAGTTGTTGCTGAAGAAGAAGAAGATGTCCAAGAAGACAAGGAGAAAAAGTCCATGACTGAAGCGTCGACCGATGCGGATAAGACCGTAGAACTCTCGACTGAGACAGAAATTGTAACTGAGACTGCACCCGCAGTTGAAGAAACAGTTGTTGCTTCTGCAGAAGAAATTGCAGAAGTAAAAGAAGAAGAAGCAGTAGTTGCGTCTGCTGAAGATGATAAACCATCTGAAGAAGAAGTAGCACCTGCAGAAGAAGAAGTAGTTGCTGAAGAAGCACCTGCAACTGAAGAAGCCGTAGCAGAAGAAGTTGCTGAAGAAGCAACTGAAGCTGATGCCGCTGCAGAAGTTGAAGATGGTTCCGAAGCTGCTGCAAAAGAAACCCAAACCGCACAAACCGTGCAGGAAGATAACATGGAGGCACCTGTGACCGCTGCTGCAGATAAAGCAGACAACCTCAATATTGAGGTCCCAGCTGACCGTCGTCCAACCTCTCGGACATCTGCCGCTCCTGTGGCAATCACAGCAGGCGCAGATATCCCAGGTTATACCGCTGGCAGTCCGCTAGAAGATATGAAAACCGTTGCTGAAGCAATGTCAAAGCGTTTACACACACTACGTCGTGTAAATGGTGGAGACGGAGAGCAACACATCGTTGCATCTTTTGCAACACAGTACCCAGAAGAAAGAACTCTGACAACAGATCCAGAGTCTAACTGGGTAAAAATCAATGCTGTAACTTCTCCAGAAGCACTTGTTGCTTCAGGTGGACACGTTGCACCATTTGAAACTAAGTACGATATTTTCGGACTTGGTACCACAGTACGTCCAGTTCGTGACGCACTACCTCGTTTCCAAGCAGATCGTGGCGGTATTCGCTTCGTTACTCCACCAGTACTTAGCGATTACGCTAACGCTGTTGGTGTATGGACTGCTGCAAACGATTCAGCAGTAACACCAGATCCAGCCGCAAAAACTAGCTTGACAGTTACATCAGCCGCAGAAAACTCTGTAGCAACTGATGCTGTAACTCTTCAACTACAATTCGGTAACTTGATGACTCGTGCATACCCAGAACTAATTGCACGTCACAACGAGTTAGGTCTGATCCAACATGCACGCGAAGCTGAACAATACTTGCTTAGCAAGGTTGCTGCAGGTTCAACAGCAGTTACAACCACTTCCCTAATCGGTTTTGGTCGTGACTTCTTAGTACAAGTTGGTCGTGCCGCTGCTGCTTATCGTTCACGTCACCGTATGGAAGCAGACGCACCAATCCGCGTTATTGCTCCATCATGGGTACGCGACGCAATGCAAGCCGATCTAGCTCTATCTATGCCTGGCGATGGCTCTCTTGCCGTCTCAGCAAGTGAGATTGATGGCTACCTAGCAGCTCGCAACATTGTTGCAAGCTACTCACTAGATCAGAACGTGTTTGGATCTCAAGGCGTCTCAGCATTAGTTGAGTTCGCAGATTCATTCACATGGTACCTATTCGCTGAAGGAACATTCTTGTTCCTAGACGGTGGTACTTTGGATCTAGGCATCATCCGTGACAGCTCTCTAGTTGGAACCAACGATTACAAAATGTTCGTTGAGACCTTCGAAGGTGTTGCCAAAGTTGGTGTTGAAGGCTTAGTTATCACTTCAACCATCTCTGTGAACGGTGTAGCTGCTGCTCTCCGTGATACAACAGGTGGCGCAACTGCTGCGGCAATTGAGTACTAAACCAACCCATAAGTAATAAGTAACAACGAGTCAGCGCTCAAGAATCTAAAGGAGAAGTAGAAGATGGCATTTCGTGGAGTTTATTCAGCACCCGATTTGGTACCTGCCCCCTGCGGAGTCTTGAGCGTTGCTCGTGTTATGACACACACCGCTCGTAACTACGATGAGCGTTGGATTAGAGGTTTTTCTTATGAATTTGAATCTAATCCAACTGTAAATTTATTAGATGAAACTGGCGCAAGCGCCGAATTAATTTTTGACGGAACCGTTGCTGAGAGATATCAAGACTATAAACCATTTTTTATTGAAGTTGAAGATTTTACTTCGACATTTGGTTTACCTGGTGAAGATCGTATGGCTCAAGTTAAAAACCAACTTGAAGCTGCAACACAAAAAGCTGTAGAACGCGAACTATGGGATGGTCCAGTAGCCACAGCAGATACAAATGGAAATAATTTCCTAACAAAAACTTCCGCATCCACAGTGGTTGCGGCAGGGGCACACCCAGCAGATAAAGCATTGTTCCATTTAGAGCAAGCATTAGCTAATTCTCCAGTAGGAGCAAAAGGTGTGATCCACATGACCAGAGATGTAGCTTCAATACTTGGCTCCAGACTGGTTTATGTAAATACAAATGAAGGTAAATCAGGAAGAGCTATGACTCGTTTGGGAACAGATGTAGTTATTGGTTCTGGATACACAGGAAACGGTCCAATTGGAACTGCAAATGCAACAGCATCTGCAACTAATCGTTGGATGTTTGCTACTGGTCCACTAGACATACATTTAGGAAAAGTTGAAGTAATAAACGACAACTTGGCACAAGGTGTAGATGCTAGTATTAATGATATGCGTATTAAAGCAGTGCGACCAGCTGCGGTTTATTTTGACCCATCTTGTCACTACACAATGCGCGTAGCAGTACCTTCAATATAAAAAGTTAGAACAACCAAAGCCACTAAAACAAGGAGAACTAAGGAATGGCCACTCAGGACTATGCGGCTAGCGTTCAAGGTGTGTCGATCCGAGTCACTAGACTGGACGCCGCTGGAAACTTGCTCAACGGAGCAGGAGACAGCTACACAACTTCGGCGTTCCTCCGCACATCATTCACCCCAGAGTACGAAGAGGGTGACGAAATTGTAGAGAAGTCAGCAGACGGCACAGTATGTGTATCATACAAAGCCCCTGACACACTCAAAAGAATAACAATGGAATTGGCTATTTGTGAGCCAGATCCAGAACTAACTGCACTTATTTCTGGCGGTTTGTTGCTTCGTAGAAACGAAGGAACATTCAGCTCCCCAGATAATAAATCCGTTGGTTGGGCAGCACCTTCAGTTGGAGATGATCCAACAGGAAATGGTGTTGCATTAGAATGCTGGTCATTTGCTGTTAAAGATGGTCGCCGTGCTTCTGAACAACCATACTTTCACTGGATTTTCCCATACGCAAAACTTCGCCAAAGCGGAGATCGCGTAATCGAAAATGGAATGCTTGCAACCACATTTGAAGGTTACGGACTTGGAAACGTTCTATTCGGAGCTGGACTAGATGGCCGTTGGGAATACCCAATTGCTTCAGAACGCTCATACGCTTATGCTCGCTCATACTGGGCGCCACAGGGACTAAAAGGTTTCTACACATGGCACCCTAATTTAGCAGCAAATGTTAACAACAAATCTTTAACAAGCAACATTGCTACATTGACAACTTCAGCTGCTCATGGTTTTGAAGTTGGTCAAAGTGTGACCGTTGCTGGTGTTGATTCAACATTTAACGGTACTTACACAATTACTGCTGTTCCAACTACTACAACATTCCGTTATGCAAAGACTGCAACAAATGTTGAGTCTACTGCTGTATCTCCAGTAGGAACTGCTGTACGTAATGCTGGTTATGTTGCTGTGACAGATTTTGCTTCACAGACTTCAACAACAAGTTTCAACGTCCCAGGTAGCGAAGAATATAATGCCGATCTACCAATCGACTTTATTATTGCTTCAACCGAGGATCCAACTTCGTAAATTAGATTACAAAGTGGGCGATGTGCTGCATGTGTGTATAGTACACGCAGTCATCGCCCCCTTTTAATTTATAGAGGATGTGAGATATGACCACAAATTTATGGACTAACGTAGAAGAGTTAGATGACTATGCTAACTCTGATTACGCATATGATGCTGTAAAAACTGCATCCTATCTTTTGTGGGCTTTATCTGGAAGAAAATTTAGCGGTACTACAACAGTTACCGAAAGATATACATGTACTTATGATCCATATCTTAGAACTGGTGGGTCTTCTCTTAACTATTGGCCAGCATTAATCGATGGCTCTGTTTACAATGTCCCTGCTGGTGGTGGCGTTGATAGAGGTTCAGCTCATGATTTAATGGCTGACGGTACTTCGGTACACACAAAACTTCGCCTTAGAGGACGTAAAGTTTTAAAAGTTCATACAGTTAGAAATATAGATGGAACTATTGTTCCTCCAAGTCAGTATTTTCTACAGGATCATTCAATTCTTCAAGGAACACCCAACGCTAGTTGGTTAGCGTGCAATATTGAAGTTACTTATACATATGGAACACCACCACCAAGTGCTGGTCGATCCGCTGCAAGAGTTCTTGCAAAAGAGTTAGTAAAACTTTACGAGGGTGATGACACTTGTGCTTTACCTCAAAGAGTTACTTCTATTGCTCGTCAAGGTGTTTCTTATACAGTTTTAGATAATCAAGATTTTATTGATGAACTAAAAACTGGTATTTACGCCGTTGACCTCTTTCTAAGAGCATCTAACCCAGACAAAGCAAGAGCAAGAGCAAGAGTATTTACCCCAGATGTGCCTAGAGCAAGAAGAACTGTTCCAGAAGCTCCTATGGTTCCAACAAGTTCTTTTGATTTAGTAGTTAATGCAGATGGAGGAGCCGTTCTTCTTTATCTTGATGAGTTAGGTGCAGGTTTCCTAACTGAAGATAATTCTTGGACAGTGCACTCAGAAGTTTCTAATTATGACAACACCACTACAGAAACTCTAACTGCATCTACTACTTTAGATAGAAGTTTGGAAACAATAACAGTTTCTACATCTTACAATGACATATTAAATATTTTAGGTCCACGTAATCCTGGTCTTTTAACAGTTATTGCAACACGACCAAGCCTAGGTAACCCTGCGGTAGATGAAATAATTAATTTGGTTGAGAGTAACGCTATTATCCAACTCGGAGACCGATTAACACCTATAAGACTTATATAAAACAAAAACGATAAAAGGAGAAAAAGATGTCTACATTGCCAGATTTATCAGGCGTTAGTCAGGAAGCTAAGGCTTTATCGGAGTTAATGCAATTAGTTTTAGATAAATTAGAAAATGTTTATGATTCATACAGCATGCCTCTACCTGCTCGTAGGTATTGGACTTTTGGCACACCTTCAGTTGATTGCGAACAAGTAGTAGTTTCTTTTAATCAGTTGTATTTAGGTCCTCCAGGAGATGAGGCAACTGAGCCTCGTCGTTGTAGAGATCCTAGAACTGCTGTATTAAATATTTCTGTATCTAGACCAGTTCCAGTAGTTGGTCCAAGTGGTGCACCTCCAACAGCAAATGCAATTATTGAGGGCTCTCTAGCTGCAGCATATGACGCATGGATTCTTATGGAAAACGCTGCTCAACTAGATACTTGGGAGACTTCAGGTTTCGGTTTAGGTGTTATTGCAACTGTATCTGCAATTCAACCAGAGGGTGGATTTCAAACAGTAGTGCTTACTCTAACTCTGGCAGTTCCGTAATGGTTTTTGTACAAAATAAAGTAGGTTACGAAGCTACATTTGATTCAACTAGCGGGCTAATTGGGGTTTGGTCTCGCGCCAAAGCCGAGCAAATAAGGAGTCTTGCAAAAGTTCAAGTTGGAAAAAAGACTGGTCTTCTTCAAGGATCTATAAGAGTTAGTCATCGTAAGAATAGAAACCCTGGTTTACGGGGTCACACTCTTACTATCGAGTCTGAAGTTCCATACGCTTATCTACATCATGAAGGCACTAAACCTCATGTTATTAGACCTAATACTCAAAGGGTTTTAAGATTTAGAGCTAGTGGAAGAACTATATTTA